AGTCTCTCCAACAGCGTACGGATCTGAATCTTGCGCGCGCAAGCAAACACCGAGCTGCGCGTCGCGTTCCACATGACTCCCGAAGGAGGCACGGTGGCAGGACGCGGACCAGCGCCCAAGCAGACCAGGCAGCGCCGCAACCAGCCAGCGCTCGGCGATTGGGTTCGCCTCGAGGCGCTACGCACGCCCGTCCTGCCGGAGCTCGATGATCTGATGCCGGACTACACGTGGCCCGCCGTCTCGCGGATGCTCTGGGACGCCTGGCGCGAATCGCCGGTGACGCAGACCTGGGCCGCCGAGGACGTCGCTCTGGCCGCCGACACGATCCTGCTCCACGCCGAGGATCCGATCACCAAGGCCAGCGAGATCCGGATCCGCATCGACAACCTCGCGCTGTCGCCTAAGGGCCGCCGCGACGCCCGCCTGCTGCTTCCCGAGGAGGACGCGCCGGTCGAGACGCCGGCCGAGCCTGCGCCGCTGCGCGTTCTGCCGGAGGCGAAGTGACCAAGGAACTCGTAAGCCTGCTCGTCTGGACGTGCGTCTTCCTCGCGTTCGAGCTGCCCGCCCACTTTGTCGCGCGCTGCCCCTGGTTCACGATGTCCAGCACAGTCTGGCACGGCGAGACCTGGTGGGCGCCCGTAGGGATCGTCGTCGCAGTCTTCATGGCCGTGCTGCTCGGGCATCTCGATCTGCACTGGTCCGTGCGTTACCTCCTGATCGTCGCCGCGGCCGCCGTCGCGCTGATCGTGAGCCACGCGCTGCACCGGGTCGCATGAGCCGCCATTTGATGCAGCCCGACCCCGACGCGCCGCCGCTCCGGCTGACCACCGCGCTCTGGATCGTCGTGTTCATCCTCGCCGTCGTGCTCGTCCTCGGTCTCCGCGCATGACGCACCTGATCTCGGTCGAGCTTCCGGAGGCGTCGATCGTCACCGGCGAGATCGTCGTCCTGGCTTTCATCGGCGGGGACGGCGTCGAGCGCTGGGACACCCGCGTTGGCACGCAGATGACCCAGTCGCAGATCATCGGCCTGCTCGAGATGGCCAAGCACGCCTACCTAAGCCGACGCGATGGCGAAGACTAGGTGCCACGAATGCGGCCTCGACTACGAGCCCGGCGTCGAGCGTGACCCCTGCATCGGCGAGGTGCCCGGCGCCTACTCCGCGTGCTGCGGCCACGGCAATCCGGAGCACGCGCGCATCCTCTACGGCTCGAACCCCGGCGTATGCGAGCGCAAAGTCACCGGCCAGGCCGCCGTCGACGAGCTCGACCGGCTGAGCGCCTCCGACCTCTGGACGCTCGTTGCGCGCTTCCCAGCGTGAAGCCTACATGCCAGCAGTGCGGCGAGTCGCGCTGGACCTCCGACGGCCGCTGCCTCGCCTGCCAGACCTTCCCCACGCTCGGCTTCGAGATCGGCCGCTGGATCGAGGAGCGCTGCGCGATCCCCGACCGCGACCAGGTCGGCGAGCCTTTCCTCCTGACCGACGAGCAGTGGCGCTTCCTGCTCGGGTACTACCGCGTCAACCCGCACGCCACGTACGACAAGGCGCGGCGGCGCTGGCGGTCGAGTCTGACCTACTCCCGCGGCGGCCAGATCTGCCGGCCGCAGAAGTGGGGCAAGGGCCCGTTCTCTGGCAGCATCATCAGCGCCGAGGCCGCCGGCCCCGTCGTGTTCGACGGCTGGGACGCCGAGGGCCGCCCGGTCGGCCGCCCACAGGCCACGCCGATCATCCAGCTCACGGCCCTCTCCGAGGACCAGACCGACAACGTATGGATGGCGCTGCTCCCGATGATCGCGCTCGGAGACTTCGGTGCCGACATCCCGGAGACCGGCCTGCTCAGGATCTACCTGCCCGGCGGCGGCTACATCGAGCCCGTCACGGCAGCGGCCAAGTCCCGGCTCGGGCAGCGCACGACGTTTATCCTTCAGGACCAGACCGAGTCCTGGACGAAGTCGAACGGTGGCCGCGCGCTCGCCGACACGCAGCGCCGCAACCTCGCCGGCATGGGGGGCCGCTGGCTCTCGACGCCGAACGCCTGGGATCCCGCCGAGGACTCCGTCGCGCAGTACACGGCCGAGGCCGAGGTTGAGGCCGGCGACGTATTCATCGACGACGTAGAGCCTGCGGAGGCGCTGAGCATTCGCAACAAGACTGAACGCCGCCGCGCGCTGCGCTCCGTCTACGGCGACTCGTGGTGGGTCGACCTGGATCGCGTCGACTCCGAGATCGTCGCCCTGCTCCCCCGCGATCCCGCCCAGGCCGAGCGCTGGTTCCTGAACCGGAAGCAGTCGACGGAGAGCACCGCCTTTCGGACCGACGTGCTCGAGGAGCGCACCACCGAGCTCGCGGTCCCGGCCGACGGTTCGGTCGTGACGCTCGGGATCGACGGCGCGCGGTTCGCTGACGCGCTCGCCGTCATCGCCACCGACGTCCTCACCGGCCATCAGTGGCCCCTTGGGATCTGGGAGCGCCCGCCGTCCGCGCCTGACGACTACGAGCACCCGCTCGACGAGGTCGACGGCGTGGTGAGCGAGGCCTTCGCGCGCTGGAGCGTCTGGCGCGCGTACATCGACCCGCAGTACATCGAGGGCCTGGTCGAGAAGTGGCAGGGACGCTGGGGCGCCAAGGTCGTGCTCGAGTGGCGCACCAACAGGCCGCGCCAGATCGCCTACGCCGTGCGCGCCTACGAGGACGCCATGTCCGCCGGCGATGTGAGCCTGGCCGACGACGCCGACTTCCTGCGGCACTTGAAGCAGGCCCGACGGCAAAAGCTCAACGTCTACGACGACCAGCACCGCCAGCTTCACACGTTGAACAAGGACAGGCCGGACAGTCCGCGGAAGATCGACGCCGCGATGGCCGCAGTTCTGAGCTGGGAGGCCCGGGGCGACTGCGTCGCGGCCGGCGCTACCAAGCCCGTGGTCTATCGGACCGCAGGCTTCTGAGACGAGGAGACTGAGTGGCAGCTGACAACGACACGGCGCTGGGCTGGCTGGCCCGGCTCTATTCTGCCCTCCAGGAGCGCCGCTCAGGGCTTGATGCGCTCAACGACTACTACACCGGCGACCATCCGCTGCCCTTCCTGACTCCGGCGCATGCCGAGAAGATGCGGTCTCAGTTCCGCCAGATGCTCGAGGAGTCGCGCTCCAACTTCATGCGGCTGCTGGTCGACGTCGTCGACGAGCGCCTCCAAGTCGAAGGATTCCGGATTTCCGCTGACAGCGACATCCAGAGCGACAAGGACTCGTGGGACATCTGGCAGGCGAACCAGCTCGACAGCCTCTCGCGCGCCGCCATGCTCGATTCCCTGGTCAAGGGCGTGAGTTACGCATCCGTCTGGCAGGACGTCGACGACGATGGCTATGCAGACATCGCGATCGAGGACGCATGCGAGACGATCGTCGCCTACACGCCTGGCAGTAACTTCCGGCGGCGTGACGCCGCGGTCAAGGCGTGGGTGGACAAGGCGGCCAGGCTGGAGCGGGCGACCGTCTACCTGCCCGACGGCTGCTACCGCTTCCAGCGCAAGTTGAGTGACCTCGTGACCATGGGGCAGGCCACCGTGGGGTCTAGCTGGTCGACGCTGACCGGGAGCGATAGCTACGACGGCGGCAGCCGCCTGACCGGGCCGCAGTTCAAGAATCCCTGGGTGCCGATCGAGGGCGACGATCCCTACGTGACTAACCCCATCGGGATAGTTCCGATCGTGCCGCTCCGCAACCGGGGACGGACGCTGCTCGAGGGCGAGAGCGAGCTCGCGGACGTATGGCAGATCCAGAACCAGATTAACTCGTTCACCTTCCTGCTCATGCTCGGCGGCTATTTCGGCGCCCACCGGCAGCGCTTCGCGACCGGGATCAAGCTGATGGTCGACGAGGCGAGCGGCGAGGTCAAAGAGCCGTTCGACATCGCGATCGACAAGCTCCTGGTCTCGGAGGATCCAGATACCAAGTTCGGCGAGTTCGGCCAGACCGACCTCGGGCAGTACCTCAAGTCGATCGACCAGAAGGTGGCGCATCTCGCGGTTGTCTCCCGCACGCCGAAGCACTACCTGCTGCCGACAGGCCAGGATCCGTCGGGCGACGCGATCAAGAGCGCGGAGTCCGGCCTCGTACGCAAGATCGAGCGCAAGCAGGACGCGTTCGGCGAGTCGTGGGAGGAGGTCATGCAACTGGCCCGCCAGTTCCAGGATCCGAAGGCCAAGCCATCCGTCGATAGCGAGGTCGTCTGGGCCGACGCCTCGACCGAGAGCGAGGGCGTCAGGACGGACGCGACGATCAAGAAGTACGGCGCCGGCCTGATCCCGAAGGAGCAGGCACTCGAGGATCTCGGCTACTCGCAGACGGCCATCTCCCGGATCATGGCGATGGAGGCCACCGAGAAGTTGCTCGGTCAGGTGGCCCAGGCGGATCCGACGTCGGGCAAGATCATCCTCGAGCCTGGTGACCAGTCGGTCGATCCCGGGGCCACCGAGGTCAAGCCGCAGACCATGAAGGCGTGACCCAACTCGACGAGAACTTCCGCGCGACACGCGCGCAACTGACGGCCCACAGCCAGGCACAGGCTACGACCATCTGGCAGGCGTCGAGCGGCAATCGGAACAGGTATCTCGGCCAGGTGCTCACCCTGATGGATGGCGCCACCCGGGCGATGGTGCAGCTCACGAGCGGCTACCTGACGGCCAAGGCTCGCGAGACGGGGCACGCCAGACACCAGGCGCTCAACCTCGACGACTACACCGTCGAGAAGCTGCGCGGGACGAAGGCCGTCGAGGTCTATGCCCGCCCGTACGGCGCTCTCTATGGCCAGCTCGCGAACGGCGCCTCCGAGGAAGAGGCGCGCGCGAGCGCGGTCGACGCGCTGACCAAGCTCGCGGCCACCGACGTCCACGCCGCATACACGGCGAGCGCCCGCGACTGGATGGCGGGCGATCCTTCGATCAGCGCTTTCAAGCGCGTCCCTTCCGGCACTTGCGACTATTGCGAGGCGGCGGCGCAGGGCTTGTACCACCCGGCTATTCAGATGCCGATCCACGAAAACTGCGAGTGCGACCTCGAGCCCGTGTTTGGCGCGGCCGCCGTGGCCGCGACCGGCCTGGGGTTCCATTCCGGCGCTTCGGGCGCTGTCGCGCCCGGCGATGCCGGCGACCTGGGGTCCAGGCTCGACACGACCGGCGACGTGCCGGCACCCCCGAAGAAGCGGCGCCCCCGCGGAAGGACATAGATGGCACAGATTCGCCTCAACCCCCAGAAGCCGACCGACGCGGGTCTCACGCAGACCTACAACGCCGGTCTGACTACGACAGACACGTTCCTGGTGCGCAACAGCGGCCTGGTAGTGCTCGACTTCCTCAAGGTCGGCGCCAACCCCTGCACCGTCACGGTGACACCGCAGCGCACGTACCGCGGCAAGACGATCCCGGCCGCGACCTTCGTCGTGCCGGCGACGACCGGCCACGTCTGCGCGGGAATCTTTCCCGGCGACCTGTACAACGACACGAACGGCGACCTGTACTTCACGCTGTCCGAGATCACCGGCCTGACGGTGGCCATCCTCGACCTGGCGACGCCCTAATGGCCCGCACCGCGGTTACCCATTCGGCCGTCTCCAAGGACGCGAGCTCGGCCATGCCGACCGGCGTCGCGGTCGACCCGACCAACGGGCACGTGCTCGCCGCGCCGCCCGACTCGGGCCACCTCGTGCTCGACATTGATGCGACCTTCGCCGGCGCCAAGACCTACACGGTCAAGAAGGGCGTCCTCGCGGGCGCCGGGCTCGGCGACTTGGTCCTGTCTCTCAACGCTCAGCGGGTCCTCGTGCCCGTGTCTCTCTACCGATTCGTCCAGGCCGACGGCACGATTCTCGTCGATGTCCAGGCCGGCGCAACCGGGACAGTTCGCGCCTACAGGATTCCCTACGGGGACTGACAGAAGGAGCAGCCAGATGGGTCAGCACGTCAAGAGCAAGCGCGGGTTCGGCGACTACGAGGTCACGATCGGCGGGACGGCAAGCACCGCCGAGGACGGCTCGACGGTCGTGGAAGACGGCGACGTCTTCACGTACGACGTCAACAAGGACGAGTCCGGCTCCGACGTGATCGTCAACTTCGAGAGCCTCCGCGACTCCGAGGCCAAGAAGGCCACCAAGAAGTAAGCCACGGCGGGCACCCGCCGGACAACGACTCCCGTAGGAGGCAGCATGGCCGAAGAGGCCGCAACGATCGAGAGCGCCGCTGGCGCCGAAGAGGGCGCCGCGACACAGGTCGAGGCCCCGGCCGCAACCGAGGGCGGGCAGGAGAAGATGCTGCCGCAGTCCGAGGTGGACCGCATCGTGCAGGAACGGCTCGCACGTGCGGGCAAGAACCAGCCGTCGAAGGACGAGCTGGCTGAGCTCCGCGCCGCCAAGACCAAGCTCGAGGAGATCGAGCAGGCCGGGCAGTCGGAGCTCGAGAAGGCGAACGCTGCTCGCGAGAAGGCCGAGGCTGCTGCCAAGGCTGCACTCGAGACGGCAAACGGCAGGCTGGTCACGGCGGAAGCCAAGGCAGCTCTCGCCGCCGCAGGCGTCACGAACATCGAGGGCGCGCTGCGTGCGCTGGACAAGACGGGACTCACGGTCGAGGACGACGGCACCGTGAGCGGCGCCGAGGAGGCTGTCAAGAACCTCCTCGAAAGCATCCCGGAGTTCGTCGGCAAGGTCGTGCCTCCCAAGGTCGACCAGGGAGCTCGTGGCACCACCGTCAAGGACGGTCAGGTGACCGAGGCCCAGCTCGAAACCATGAGCCATGAGGAGATCGCCCGGGCGACACGCCAGGGCCGCATGAAGGACCTCCTCGGCTAGCCGACGAACGTAAGGAGGATGGCTTAGATGGCCATCACCAAGTTCCAGCCCAAAATTTGGTCCGCCAACATCCTGGCGAACCTGAGGGCTCAGCTCGTCTACGCGGGCCCGGGGATCTCGAACCGGGACTACGAGGGCGACATCAGCGCCTACGGCGACACCGTGCACATGGTGTCGTTCTCGGACCCGGCGGTCCGCACGTACTCCAAGGGCGGCCCGATCACCTGGGACGTGCTGACGGACGCGGAGAACCTGCTGGTCGTGAACCAGTCGGACTACTTCGCGTTCACCGTCGACGACATCGACAAGCGCCAGGCGCTGCCGGGCTTCATCGCCAAGGCTTCGCAGGGCGCGAGCTACAACCTCGTCAAGAACGCGGACGCCTACGTGGCGACCAACCTCCTGACGGCGGTCAACGGCTCGGGCAACGACCTCGGCCTGCTCTCGGTCACGGTCGCGGCCAACGACTTCTACGGCAAGTTCTTCGTGGGAGCGCGCACCAAGCTCAACAAGGCCAACGTGCCGTACGCCGGCCGCTGGGCGGTCATCCCGCCCGACGCCACGGGCTACCTGTTGCAGGATCCGCGCTTCGTCGCGAACCCGCAGCTGGCTGGCTCGGGCATGGCGGACGTCGTGAACGACGGCATCATCGGCGACGCCGGTGAGCAGGCCGACTCGTTCTCGGGCGACGACATGGGGGCCAACCCCCTCATCGGTCGCATCGCCGGGTTCAACGTCTACGAGTCGAACACGGTGCCGGTCTCCGGTTCCGCGTTCCACTGCATGGCGGGGCACCCGATGGCCCACACGTTCGCTGACCAGATCAGCGAGACCGAGGCCCTGCGCCTCCAGACCGAGGGCTTCCTCGACGGCATCCGCGGCCTCCATCTCTACGGTGGCAAGGTCAACTACGCCGCCGCGCTCGCGCTCGGCACTGTCACGCTGGCGTAAGCACGGACGCCTGGCTCGTCACCACCGCCTGGGGTCGGCCTCGGGTCACGGATCTCGCGCTGCTCGAATGGGCGTGGGTCCGTGACCGGCTGGCCCCGGGCGGGGTGAACCTGCACGCGATCGTCGTCGGCGAGCTCGAGCACGAGTCCATCGCCCGCAGGCACGGCTTCGACTGGCTCTGGTGGTCGAACGCGCAGATGGGCTCGAAGTGGAACGCTGGCTTCGCCTACGCCGGCGACCGCGGTGCCGATCTCCTCGTGCTGATCGGCTCCGACAACTGGATCCATCCCACAGCTTTCGACGCGCCGCCTGAGAACGCGATCTCGGCGGCCGCGTCACTCGACTTCGTCGACCTCGAGCGCGGCGTCCTACAGCACGCGCACGGGCCGATCTTGATCCCCTGGCTCATCCCGCGCGCGCTGCTCGAGCCGACGCACTTCGCCCCCTTCCCCGACCGGATGCAGCGCGGCACCGAGGCGATGCTCCGTGGCGCGCTCAACATGCCCGCCTTCGTGGAGCGCGCCGGCCCGCCTGGCGTCGACTTCAAGAGCGCCGAGAGCGTCTCGCCCTACGCCGGCGTCCGCAACTCGATCGGCGACGGCGTCGAGCACGACCTCCGCGCGCTCGAGCGCCACTACCCCGCGCACCTCGTCGAGAGCGCGCTCGAACTGACCAAGGAGCTGGTGTGACCGACTTCGCGACCCAGAGCGACCTCCTCGCCCGCCTCGGGCTCGATGCCTGGGTCGGGAACGAGCAGGCGCGCGCCACGACGCTCCTGGCTCAGGCGCAGGACCTCGTCCGGCAGAGCGCCAAGCAGACCATCACGAAGGTTGCCAACGACACGTGGGTGACCCGCGGCGTCTTCGGGAACCGGCTGCTCGTGCCCGAGCGCCCCGTCATCCAGGTCACGCAGGTGCAGGCCCAGTTCATGAACGGCACGACGTACACCGTCGACCCCCTCACCTACTTCGTCGACCGGGACGAGCTCGTCCGCTACGACTGGCCGCTCAGCTTCACGATCGGGAACGGTTGGCTCGGCCCGGGCTGGAAGCTCACCATCACCTACGACCACGGCTACGACCCGGCCGCGAACCCCGTCCCGCGCCAGCTCGCGCTGGCCAAGACGATCGCGCTCGAGGCCGTGGCGCGTTGCTGGGTCAACCCCGAGGCTGCGACGCAGGAGATGATCGGCGGCGTACAGACGATGTACCCCGCCGTCGGGATGAGGCTCACCGCCGAGGAGGAAGAGGATCTCGCGGACCAGTTCCGCACGACGGCCCAGAGCGTGAGACTGCGTTGACCGCGCTCGGCTCGCGCGTCAGCATGAGGCACCGCTGCAAGACGCAGCGCCGGACGGGCTCCGGGATCAACTCCTGGGGCCAGGACAGCGACGCCTGGGCGGACTACTTGCTCAACCAGCCCTGTCGCGCCTGGTACGCCTCCGGCCAGCTCGTCATCGCTGGCGGCGAGCTGGCGACGGTCGACGCTCGGCACCTGGCCTTCCCGCTCGGCACCGACATCCTTCAGACCGACCGCATCGGCGACGTGACCTACCGCGGCGCCGTCATCCTCGACGGCTTCCAGACGATCGACGACCTCATAGTCTGGTCAGACCGGATCGAGGTCGTCCTGCGCCGGTCGGGCGGCTGAGCATGGCCGTCGGCGGGACGCACGTCAAGTGGCTGGGCGACCTGATCGCCGAGGAAGCCACCGCCGCCTGCAAGGTCGCGATCGACGAGGTAACGAAGGCCGCGGCCGAGGACGCCCAGAAAAACCACTGGTGGAGCAACCGCTCCGGCGACCTCGAACGCAATACCTTCAGCGAGCCAGCAACTCTGACGCCCGAGGGCACGGTACGCGGGCGCTTCGGTAGCTCGCTGCGCCGGGAGGGCTTCTACGGCCTGTTCCTCGAACGCAAGACGCCCTGGCTCAGGCCGGCGGCAGACCGCAACTTCAAGAACCTCAGGCGCGTGCTTCGGGGGAGGGCGAGATGGACGTAGTCGGCGCGCTCAGGACGTTTCTGCTGGCCGACGCCGGCGTGCAGGCATTGACGACCCAGGTCTACGCTGGCTCGCTCCCGCGCGACATTCAGGGGCTTCCTGACCCGCCGACGGCCGTCATCCTGCGCCGCGCGGGCGGGGGAGCTCTCGGCGCGACCAACCAGTTCGGCGACAAGCGTGTCGACGTCGACTGCTACGGCACGAACGAGAAGGCGGCGTCCGACCTGTTCGACGCCGTATACGCCGCCCTCAAGGGCATGGGAACGACTGTCGTAGGCCAGGTGCTCATCCATTGGGCTCTCTGCACCACGGACGGGACAAGCGGACACGATCCGCAAACGACGTGGCCGATCTGCGTCGGCACCTTCCAGGTGCTGGCCGCCGAGGTGGCCGCGCTCTGATCAAGGGAGGGGCATTGGCACAGGCCAAGTCCAAGGAGCCGGAGACCCTGCGCGTTCGTTTCGCAGGTCTGCCGGGTCCGCCCGCCCGTCTGGTAGCAGGCGAGGTGACCATCGAGGCAGGAAGCACAGGCGTACTGCCCGCAGCGCTGGCGCGCGAACTCGCGGCCAACCCGAACATCGGGCTCGAGCTTCTCGACGAGGAGACGCCCGCCGAGGAAGCGCCCTCCGGGGAGTTGCCCGGCGTCGAGGCTCATGTGAATCCGCCCGCCGATGCGGGCGAGGAGGAGTAAGGAATGCCCGCACCGTACGAAGTCATCGCCGCCCCGCTGACGCTCTTTGCAGCGCCGGTCGGCACCGCCAAGCCGGCGATCAACGTCGCCCCTTCGGGCGCCTGGGTCAAGCTCGGCACGAGCGGCCCGAAGAACTACGGCACCAAGGGCGTCGTCGTCACCCATAACGAGACGATCACCAAGTGGCGCCCCGCCGGCGGCACCGGGCATCGCAAGGCATGGCGCGTCGAGGAGTTCATCTCCGTCGAGGTCGATCTGATCGATCTGACCGCCGAGCAGTACGCCTACGCGCTCAACACGGCGACCGTCACCACGTCCGGCAACGCCAAGTCGATCCCGCTCGAGCAGGGCGCGACCGTGGCCCAGGTGGCACTGCTGGCCCGTGGTCTCAGCCCGGTCAACGATGCGTTCGCCGCGCAATACTTCCTCCCAATCGCGATCGAGGACGGCACGGCCGCCCCCGCCTACGCCGGTGAGGGCGTCCCCGCGATGCTGTCCCTCAAGTTCGACTCGATCGAGGATCCGACGCTCGGCTACGGCACCTGGGAGGAGCAGATCAGCTGATCTGCTGACTCCATGACCAACCCCGTCACAGCAATCGCACAGACGGTGGAGGCTCTTCGCGAGACGGCACGCGACCACAAGCGCCTGTCGTCTCAGCACCGGAAGGCGGCCCGCGACGCGATGCGCCGGGCTGCCTTCCTGGAGCGCCTCGCCGACATCGGCATCCAAGTCCCTGAAGGAGGAGACACAGATGGCAACTGAGATTCTCGATCTGAACGCGCTGGCGCCAGAGCACCCGCTGGCCCGCATCCGCTGGGCAGAGATCGTCGACGACGCCGTCGTCGAGCACGACGAGACGTTCGAACTGCTCGTCCCCGAGGAGATCGGCACGCTCGAGCTCTCGCGCATCACGCGGATCTACACCGACCACGACGAACTCTGGGAAAAGGAGAAGCGCACGGCCGCCGAGGACAAGCGCCTCGAGAAGCTGGCGAACGACCTGACCCAGAAGCTGATCCCTGACGCACCCGCCACCGCCGTCGCGGCCCTTTCGGCCATCGCGAAGCGGAGTCTGGCGGTGCGTTTTTTCGTAGGTGCCGGGCTGGCGACGCAGACGGCGCTGGGGCCGGATCTCGTGGCACAACTGACGAACAGCTCGCTCGGCTCGCTCGCTTCTACGGAGGAGGAGTCCGACAGTGGCTCGACCTCCCCAGGCCGATCGTAGACGCCTGCTGGTCGATGATGCCGAAGCTCGCAGCCGAGGAAGAAATGCTGGCGCGTGCCGCCGCATCACACCCGCACCTGGAAGGCAAGGATCAGGTGCGTCACATCACGAGGCTCGCGCATGCGGCGGGCGTCGCGGAGCCCGTCCGTAAGCCAAGCCGCGCCGACCTGGCAGGCATCGGCATCAGGGACGTCACCGGAGAGGACAGGTAAGTGGCCGAGAGTCTGGGCGTCGCAGTCCTGGAGCTCGTCGCCGACACGCGCCCGCTCGTCGCCGGCCTCGAGAAGGGGAAGCTGGCGTCGAAGGAGATGGCCGCGGAGACGGCTTCTGGCTTCAAGGGCGGCATCCAGAAGGCCGCCATCCCGGCTGCCGCCGCAGTTGGCGCGCTTGTCATCGGCCTGCGTAAGAGCGTCGATGCGGCCGAGGAGAACCAGGTCGCAGAGGCCAAGTTGGCCACCGCGTTCAAGGCGTCCGGCCTCAACATCGACGACTACAAGAGCTCGATCGACGCAGCCGAGCAGTCGTCCGCAGGTCTGGGCTTCAAGAGCGAAGACGTCAAGGCATCCTTGGCGCAGCTCGTCGTGGCGACGCATAGCGGCAGCCAGGCGATCCAGATGCTCTCGACCGCCCAGGACGTGGCGCGGTACAAGGGCATCAGCCTGACCGACGCTTCAAAGCTGCTGACCACGACGATGGCTGGCTCGGCCCGCGCTGCACACACGCTCGGGATTACGATGGCTCCGGTCACTACTGCGACCGACGCGCTCAAGACGAAGACGCAGTACGCCACGCTGGCCGCCTACGAGCACGCCAAGGCGACGGCCTACATGACCGACAAGCAGGCGACCGCCAAGGAGATGGTCGGCCTGCTGTCGGACAAGCTGGGCGGGCAGGCCGACGCTTTCTCGAAGACGGCCGCTGGCGCCAAGGAAAAGATGGGCGCCGAGTTTCAACTGCTCGAGATCAACATCGGCAACGTCCTCATTCCCGTCCTGACCAAGGTCTCGACCGTGCTGGCCAACTTCTCCCAGTTCTTGGTCAAGCACGCGGCCGTCGTCAAGATCGTGCTCGCTGTTCTCGCCCCGCTGCTGCTCGGCATCCTGGCGTACACGGCCTACACGAAGATGGCGGCAGCGGCACAGTGGCTCTGGAACATCGCGATGGACGACAACCCGATCGGGCTCATCATCATCGCGATCGCCGCGCTCGTCGTCGCCTTCGTCGAGCTATGGAAGCACTCGCAGACGTTTCGCGACATCGTGCTTGGCGTCTGGAGCGCCGTGACCACCGCGACCCAGACTTTCGTCGACTTCTTCACCGTGACCGTGCCCGGCGCCTTCCAGGCCGTCAAGGACTGGGTGACGCAGAGGTGGCCCGAGATCGCGACGCTGATCTCCGGCCCCTTCGCCCCGCTCGTCGCGCTCGCGACCAACGGCTTTGGCGTCAGGGACAATATTATCGGCGCGTTCAAGGGCGTGAAGGACTGGATGAGCGACAAGTTCAACGCGGTCCAGGGCCTCGTCACCGCACCGTTCACCGACGCCTGGAATGTCATCAACAACATCCCCGGCAACATCAAGACGGCATTCGGCAAGGTCGGTGTCTGGTTCAACACGGCCAAGGACTGGGCGATCAAGAACCTCATCACGAGTCCGTTCAGCGACGCCTGGACGTTCATCAGTGGCATCCCCGGCAAGATCACGGGCGCCTTCGGCGGGCTCGGCAAGCCGATCGCCCACGCGCTGGGAGCGGTGGGCACCGCGATCGTCGCCGTGTTCAAAGCGCCGATCAACGCGGTCATCTCCCTGATCGACGCGATCAAGCTGCCGAGCGGCATCCACATCAAGACGTGGCACGGCATCCCGGACGGATTCTCGGTCGCCTGGAGCAACCCGTTCAACATCCCGATGCTCGCTGCTGGCGGCATCGTCAACTCGCCGACGCTGGCCGTGATCGGCGAAGCAGGCCCGGAGGCAGTCATCCCGCTCTCCGGGGCGGGCGCAGGCGGGCTTGGCGGCGGCCCGGTCTTCAGCGTGACGGTCAATGGCGTGGTCGGCAACGAACGTGATGTCGCCATGAAGATCGGCCATGAGCTTCAGCAGCTCAAGAACCGCGGCCTGTCCTTCGGGCTCGCATGAGCCTGCCGACGTTCACCTTCGAGATCGCATTCGGCGCGACGCCGCTGCTGGCGTCGCCGACGTTCACTGATCTGGCGGCAGACCTCGAGACCTTGTCCGTGAGTCGGGGCCGGCAGTCCGATGACGACCAGGCGCAGACGGGCGTGTGCCAAGGGACGCTGCTGGACACTGCGCGGAAGTACGACCCCAACAACGCCGCCGGGCCGTACTACCCATATGTCCAGCCGATGCAGCCCTGCCGAGTCGTCGCCACGCTGGATGGCACGCCCTACGCCGTGTTTTACGGCTGGGTCGACATCCAGAACGGTTGGGTGCGGATCGAAGACAATGCGTCTGCCGTCACCGTCCTTGTCCCCTGCAACGATGGATTCGAGATTCTCAATAACGGACGTGTATTTACGCGTACGTTCACGCTGGACTACGACGACGCTGTCGAGTTTTACGGTCCGGCTCTGCACTGGCGCTTCGACGAGCCCGTCGGTTCGAGCACGGCACTCGATGCGAGCGGTAATGGCAACACCGGGGCCTACGGCACCGGAGTGACGCTCGGAGTCGCAGGGGGTCTCCTCGGAGGCGCGACCGCTGCCAGCTTTGATGGCACCACCGCCGCCAAGGTCACGGCGTCTACATACAAGCCCTTCGTACCGGGGAGCACCCTTACCTTCATGGGGTGGGCAAGTAGGAATGCCACGGCCTTCGACTTGCTTTTCGCCAGCTCTGGGATGAACCCTGGCGTGAGCGGAGCCGGACTGGGAGTAGGCAACGAGGGGTTCTCGCTGGAAGACGTGCGGTTCTTGATCGGAACCCAGGGGATCACATGGGCGAACGCGTGGCCAGGGGCTAACCAGTGGGTGCACTGGGCGCTGGTCTACAACGACACCACCAAAAAGGCCGAGCTGTTCATCAACGGGGTCTCGAAGGGACAGCAAACCGCTGCGGCCGGTGCCGCGTTCACCAACAACCTCTTCGTCGTCGCCTCTACCCTCAGCAACAGATTCGGCGGGGCGATGCAGCAAGTCTCGGTGTATGCATATGCCATGTCCGCCTCGGCCATCGCCGCGATCTACGGCGCGCGGTTGGAAACCCCGCCCTCGTCTGTCGTCGTCACGCCGGGGAGCGCCTTTCCGAGCGAGCTCACGGGGAACCGGATCAACGATGTGCTAGGCACCGGAGATGTATCTGGCAACGGCATCGGGATCCTTCCCCAGTGGCCCACGCCCTGGCGCGCCATCGACCCCGGCAACGCGCTGATGCAGGCGGTCGCCCAGGCCGACGACGCATCGTCAACGCCGCTGGCATTGATCCGAGACGCCGAGCTGACCGAGCCGGGATTCTTCTACTTCGACGGTCGGGGCTATGCGTGTTTCCGTGATCGGCGCTCCCGACCGCTGGCGACCTCGCTGGCGACCTTCTGCGACACGCATAATCTGTCGGGCGGCCGCATCCTGTATGACTCGCTGACCACGCGGCGGACCGCGATCGTCAACGACTCCCGTGCGACACGCTCCGGCGGCGCCCTCCAGGAGGCGACCGATCCGACCTCGCAGGACAAGATGCTGACCCGCAGCAAGGACTACTCGACCCAGCACCTCGACGACCCAAGCGCCCTGGCCTACGCGCAGTGGCAGCTCAGTCTGAAGAAGGACAGCTATGAGGTCGTCGAGACGCTGACGCTGATCCCCGGCACCGACTCCCCGACGTGGGTGCAAGTCCTCTCTCGCGAGCTAAACGACCGAATCACCATAGTCCGTACCCCGGCAGGCGGCGGCGCCGCGCTGACCGAGGCATATTTCATTGACGGCATCGCCATCACCTGGGGCCCTGGCCCGGAAGCCACGTGCGTCTGGCGCCTGTCCCCAGCCCCGGCCTGGAACTACTGGCTGGCTGGGACTGCGGGCTCCAGCGAGGCCGGAACCACGACGAGAGCAGGCTACTGATGACCGGTATCCCCGTAACACCAGGCGAGCTTGTAGACACCGGCTACCTCAACGAGGTGGCCCGCGCGCACTACCGCAAGACGACGTCGAAGCAAGTGGTCAACACGGTCGCCGAGACCGATCTGCTGAACGGTGAGATCACGATCGGCGCCGGCGCGATGAGCACCAACCGGGCGGTCCGGCTGACGGCGTGGGGCGACTTGGCCCAGTCCACTGGCGCGAATATCGCGTGGCCGCGCTACAAGTTGAAGTTGGGCGCGACGACGCTCATCGACACCAACGTTGTCGCGGCGGTCTGGGCTTCCGTCGGCGTCCGGTGGGGCTGGCGGATCAGCGCCGAGATTCTGAACCTAGGGGCTACGAATAGCCAGTGGGCGAGTATCGACGCGCGCTGGAGCGCGGGCGTGGCTGCGGCCGGAGCGGCAACCTTCACGACCGGGGAAGGTCAGTTGGCGATCACGGCAAATAACCTCGCCTATGCGCTGGGCGGGAACACGAGCGCCATAGATACGACAGTCGCACAGGCGCTGGCGCTCACGGTGACTCTACCCACCGCCAACGCAACTGAAGACGTGACGCTCAAGGGCGCCTACGTCGAGATCGTCTAGGCGCAGGCCGAAAGCCCTCTAAGGCGCGGAGCGGGTCTGGGGCTGTATCCCGCCCGCGCGCCTGCGCCCCTCTCTGAAGGAGAAACCCTAATGTCGAAGTACCGCATCCTCACGGGGAAGGCGCTGAGCGCCTACCTGAAGCATCATCCCAGGCTGGCACGCGCTGCCGCACGTGCCCGCATCCGCATGCTCAGGATTCGGATCAGGATCCGCCATCCGCAGCGTAAATCGGTTAGCCGCCGCGCGCTCGCGCTCGCATCCCATTTCGTCGGTACGAAGGAGTACCCGGCGGGGAGCAATCTCACGATCTTCGGGCGGTGGTACGGCGAGAACGGCGTGCCGTGGTGCGCCATCTTCGTCTCGTACGTCCTCTCGCACGTCGGGCGTCCGTTCAAGTACGCCTACGTTCCGGCGATCGTCGCCGATGCTCGTGCGAACAAGAACGGGCTCTCGGTCATCGCGCCGAGCGCGGTCAACGCGGCGCTCGCCGCCGGCCGCCCGGTGCTCGCCTGCTACGACTGGAACCACGACGGCGTCGCCGACCACGTCGGCTTCGTGACGAGCTACTCCGGCGGTCAGGTCCACGCGATCGAGGGCAACACCGGCGACGCGAACTGGAGCAACGGCGGCGAGGTCATGCGCGAATCGCGCGCGGTCCAGCTCGTCGAGGCGCTGGTGAGGGTCTCATGAGCCAGGTCTCGTTCATCGACCTGGCCGACCTGCTCGACGCCGCCGGCTTCAACGGCGGGACGGATACGCAGGAGGGGATCGCGATCGTCTGCGCCGAGTCAGGACGCGACCCGACGGCCGTCCACCGCAACATGGCCGCCGACGGCGTAACCGTCCTCAGCACCGACCGCGGCCTCTGGCAGATCAACGACAAGGCGCATCCCGAGGTGACTGACGCGATGGCCTTCGACCCTGTCCAGGCGACGGCGGCCGCGGCTCGCATCTCAAGCAAGGGCTCCAACTATGCGCCATGGAGCACGTTCGGCAACGACGCCTACAAGCCGCACATGGAGGCGGCAGCCGTAGCGATGGCCGGAGCCAGGGCACGTCGCAACCTCCAGGCGGCTCTGACTGCTGCCCAGTCTCTGCTCGCGAACGTCAAGGCACAGCTGGCCCAGGCGCAGATCAAGATCACGAAGGCCCAGGACGATCTAGCATGACCGGCGAGGGGTCTGACAGGATCACGGTCTCACGTGAGACATTACGAGCCGAGTTATCCCAGATGGAACTTCGGCTTGTCGACCGGCTGACGATCGCGCTCGACTATAAGGCCGACGCATCTGTCGTGGCCGAGATGGACAAGCGCATCGTTCAACTCGAACTGAGCCAGGCTACCCGAATCAACCTTCCGGTCGATGTCGGAAAACAGGGCGTCCGCCTCGACAAGCTCGAGCGCTGGCGCTACGGCGTGCCAAGTCTGGCCGGACTGGCGGCCCTGGCCGCGATCTTGCTGACGCTCCACGCCTACCTACCGCACTGAGGAGAAGCATGACCAAGAACACGCTCAAGATCGTCGACTTCGCCGAGCGGGTCGGCGCCACGTTCGTCATAACCTTCATCTCTCTGGCCTCTGTCACCACACTCGGCGACACGACCCAGCTCAAGGCCGCAGGGCTCGCCGCGGCGCTCTCGGCCGGCAAGTTCGCGGCCGTCCAGGCGCAGATGTTTCTGGGACGGAGCTCCTCATGAGCCTGCTCGACTGACTGATCGTCGGTGCCTGCGCGGCGATCATGAAGAAGCGGGCCGCGTGAACGGCTCGCCCCGACACGAGCGGTCAAGCCCGGCCCGAAACGAAGCGCCCCGCTGAAAGGCGGGGCGTTTTGTCTACCCGACCGTGGGCGAGATAGGAACGGGGAGAGATAGGCCGTCGAAGGCGAACTGCGAGCGCACGTCTTTCGCGCTGACCTGATGCATGTAGTCGGTCATGCCGCGCGACCCGGGCACGTACGCCTTCGGCAGCGCGAAGTCGGCGAGCCAGACACCTTTGTTCAAGTAGTTCCAGCCTTGCGTGATGTCACAAACCTCGACCGCGCCGCCATCGAACAGGAGCGTATCCGGGTTCGTCAGCATCTCGATGATCTCATGATCGAACGGTGTGGCCCACGGGCTGCCGCTGATTTTTGTGCTCGTAGTTACGATCGCCCAAGGAACGAGCGCTCCATCGACCGTCGCCGTCGCGCTGTGGCATCCTCCGGCATCTTCGCCGCACACCGTCGGCGTCGACCGCACGAGCGTCACCGGCCAGCCGCCTGGACCAAACCTGACCCGCGGCACTTGCCACCAGCGCCTGACGATTTCTACTTGACGCTGAACGGCGCGCTCGACGCGCCGCAGCTTCTCTCTTGACACGCCGGCCGTATTGACGACGGTGATCGTCTGCACCCCCGGCACCGGAACTGCGCCTGAGCCGACCGGGGCGGCCGTCACGAAGATACTGGCTACGAGGGCAAGCGCGGTAGACACACGACGGATCATAGATCTAGTTCCGTCTCGCCGCCGGGCCCACGGGCGACGAGCGTCACGGGCTGGCTGCCGCCTTCGCGGCGTCCGACCCGAATCTCTTTCCAGAACAGGCGCAGTGCCTCGCGTCGATCGCTGGGCGGCAGATCGTCCCAGACCGCCCCGAGATCGAACGAGCGCTCCGCGACACCTGACTGCTGGCGCGCCTCACCGAGCGCGGCGAGCGCCGCGTCGTGCGCCTCGCGGTACTGCTTGACCGCGGCGCCGTACATCTCGGCCAGGCCGTCGACGGCCTCGGGTGTCGTCATCCAGTCGAGGCGACGCTTGGCCGCCGTGACCGCGTCTTCCAAGGCGCTGAGGTCGGGCGCATGCGCTCGCGTCGTGAACTCGTGGGCGACGGCCTTTGTCTGGATCTCGACGTACCGCTCCAGGCGGCGGGCCTCGATCTGCGGCCTGGGCGTCGGGCATTGGCGGTTGCGGCAGACGTAGCGAAGGCGCTCGCTGCCGTCTTTGCGTGTGCCCGCGCGGTTCGGGTTGAGCGCGTAGCCACACGCGCCGCAGCGGGCCAGGCCCGACAGCAGGTAGAAGCCATCGCTGCGCGAAGCTCGAGGGTCGTGCGTGGTGCGCCGCTGCGCCGCCGCCCACAGAGCCTCGTCGACGACTGCTCCAGGACTCCACTCGCTTATGAGGTCGCCGTGCCTCAGGACGCCCTTGTAGAGATCGTTGCGTACGAGCTCACGCACGCTGTTCAGCGGCCAGCGCCGGCCCGTCACTTCGGTCAGGTAGTCAGCCAGCGGGTTCCAGCCGGCGCCAGACGCGCGGCGCTCGAACACTTCCCTGACGAGCGGCGCCGTGGCGGGGTCGACCTCGATGCGGCCGTGCTCGTCCTTGCGATAGCCCAAGGGCATGCGGGCGATCTGGTAGCCGAGCCGGTTAGCCCGCTCGACGTTAGCCCTGGAGCGCCGCTGGTACTGCTTCCATTGTTCGCGGGCCAGCGCCGCGCGAATCGAGAAGTTCAGCTCTTGGTCGCTCGATGCGGTGTCCATGCCCTCGGCGACGCAGACGAGGCGTGCTCCGACGCGCTGGAGAGCATCCCAGACCTCGGCCGTCTGTAGGCCTTTCTCGCGGGACATGCGGCTCTGCTCCTCGCAGACGATGCCGGCGGCCTCGCCGCGTCCCACAGCCTCGATCGCCAGCCCGAGGCCGCGCTGCTGCCACGGTGTCTTACCGGAGACGCCAGGCTCCCAGACCTCGGGCGCGAGCTCGACCTTATTGAGCTCGGCCCAGGCGCGGATGGCGCGCCGCTGCCGCTCGAGCGAGCCAGTCGGGTCCTCGCCCGACGACTTGCGCATGTAGGGGATGAGACGGGCGGTCGACATTTACTTTCCTAGCGATCGCTTACAGAGGGCATCGTCAACAAGAACGCAAACCAGAGCGGGATTCATGACCCCATTGAAGCAGATCAGGCGCCCTTGCGCAAGTCCTCCAAGGGAGCAGTGGATAAGCGCCATACCTAAGTGAAACGAAAGCCCCGCTCGACAGCGGGGCTTCGTCGTTCAGCTACGCCGCGAGCTTACGCGGCAGGCTGTTCGGATCCGCAGTCCTCGCACTTCGACACGTCGGCAGGCTGCTCGCGACGGAACACGAGGTCGCCCGCCAACTCGTCGTTCTGGCAGCGACAGAACCAGACGCTCGCGGCACTCGACTCGTTCCGCTGCTCAGGCATCGAAGTCACCCGGCCCTGGCCCGCAGTCGGTGCAGAGCGTGATAACCACGTCCGCCGCCAGATCCGTGGCCGGCGCGGCGGTGCTTCGATCCTCACTCGTGGCAGAAACGCAACCGCGGCGCTTTGCAACCGACCTAGCAGCCCTAGGGCCTTAGCGCCGAGCAAGGCCGCGAGCGCCAGGAACCCGTAGGCGACAT